CTAAGAGTGAGATTTCTCTCACCCGACACCCGTAGCGAGCGATGGTTAGTTATACCACCGCCCGCCACTTGACTGCTAGACCGCTATGCGGCTAACAAGTCAGCGGGGACCCACCTACGCTTAACCAACGGCGTAGGTCGCTGAGCATACCCTGACTCCCAAGGGAGATCAGGAGATGGTTCCTCCACGAAATACTGGAGGAGCTCAGCGCTAGTGTCGGTTTTCGACCGCGTCGACTTTGTCATAAGACAAATTGCGCGGTATTCTGTCTGCTGAGTGTTCGCATTCCACCGAGTTTTTAGGTGGGATACGTCACGTCCAGAGAACGATTGAAAACCGAACTGTCCACTCACCATCTGTACCACAGGAAGCTCTTGCTGGAGCGATTGTGGTATAGTCGATTTTAGCCATTCCGCCGTGACCCAGAACCCCTTCTTATAGAAGTTGTTCGAGATCTCGACGGTGGTGGCTATGGTGGTGGATCGGGACTTATCGTAGTAATCAAGGAAATATGCTGGGGTGACATCATAGCCACCAAAGCATTCCACACCACAACTTTCACGGAACTTTCCAGTTCCGAAGGTTTTGGAGGGATTAACCTTGAATCCAAGATACGTTAGTACTTGGACTACGGAAGCACCCACTGTGCTAGGGACGACAATATCGTCCCCAAACACCCGGACCTGTCGTGACATCATCGTGATGTTTTCGGACGAGGGATCTAACCCAAGTTCGTCAAGCATCACGCCGATACAAACGATAGTATATATAATCGTCTGAACCGGGAATGTCGTAGCAGCACCCATGGCTGCGAACTTACGTATCATATGATACTTGGGTTCGTTTGTGATTTCATTCACTAGCCAGCGCGTCCTACAGGCGTGGAGGTACGATAGGAGATTAACATTCCTCCTAAAGATACGTTCCACTAACCAGCAAGATACGCAATCTGACGCCGAGGACAAATCAATTGTCCAATGGCTCCCAGATTTGGAGGCGGATCTCGCAAAGTCCTGATTAGGTGTCTGATCTCTAAACGAGATTGACCGCCCAATCGGTGTCGAAGCGACCTTGACCGTAAGGAAATCCTTTACGGTTTGCTGAGCCCATTGATGGCAAGTTGGCTCCGAG